CTTTAACTTCTGCCATTTTTGAATCCTCCTTGTTTATAAATCTTGACGGAAAAGGACTTCAATGCCCCGTCCCGTGTGTGTCTGTTCGTCGCTGTGGACGTCATACCCTGCGCCCGCAACGATAAACCCTTTTGATTCCAACTTTTCGCCAATGCCTGCCAGGACTTCCGCAACCTTTAACGGGTCAACCGAATAAAAATTGATACTATAAAGCCACTCAACGGCCTTTTTGACATTGTCGTAATGCGAAATAGTTGTGGTCGAATCGTTCCAAAATGTGAAAAAATTGTCGGGGTATGTTTCGTCGGGCAATAAACTTCCCTGCCGTAAAACGGGGAAATTAAACCCCGACAATGCTTCGATTAACAAATCTTCCATTTTTAGCCCTCCAATTCTTTCTTGATTCGTTCCATTATTACGTCCGCTTGTATGCGTCCGATTTCTTTTTGGTTCTGATACAAGGCCTTTTTCAAACCTTTAACGGGTTGCATACGTGGCGTTCCGTTGACGGCGGTTCCGTACGTCAAATAAATACTTTTTAGGCCCGATTCTTCAAACCGAAAACCGACTTTTACATATCCCACAAGCCCGTCCCATGTAACGGTCTTTGACTTGTCGATTGACTTCTTTGTTTCGCCCGTTGAATAACGCCCCTTTGCTGGTAGATTTACGATTGCTTTTTCCACTTGCGCGGTTGCGTATTCTTTCGACGCGATTAACGCATCGGACGTCGCGCTTTTCATAAGCGCATCGCCCCCCAGTCTGTCAAGTTTGCCGATTAGTTCCCCCATGCCTTCAAAGTCTAACCCGAATTTATTACGCGCCACCGTGTACCCTCCGAACCTTAAATTTTAAATACTGATGCCGTTCTTCGATGTCTTCGGGGTCGCCCATAACTTCGTATAGTTTCGCCCCGTACTGAATACGGCTTCCGCTTGTGATGTCGGGTCTATACCATGTTTCAATATTTGCCGTTTCGACAACCGAAAGAACGTCGTTCGAAGTGCTTTCCGTTCCGCCGTATGTCTTAAAAAGACAATTCAACGGCCCGACGTCTTTGTATTCCTTTTTTTGCACGCCCTTTACGGTCGTGTGTGTCGGATTCTGCAATATAACCCGTGTTGTAAATGCTCCGCTGGGTCTATACATGGTTTACCCCCTTGTCATAATTAAAATTTCAACCGAAACAATTTCGGTTATTGCGCTTTTGCTTCGGAATCCTACGGAATTTGTCGCTTGTGTGTACGCTTCCACGTTGGAATCCGACGCTTTTGCAAAAATAATATTGCTGGACGTTACCCCGCTAACATTTGCCGTTTGCGTGTAATATTCGCCACTTAAAACCCACGATGCGACGGGAAGATTTACCGTTGCCGTGGAACCGCGGAAAAATAACGCCTTTATCTTTTGAAAAAAATACGCTAGTCCGCTTTTATTCAACATTACGCCACCGCCTAACCCGTGACGATTGTGTCAATCTCTGCGTTTGTTATTGCGGTTATGTTGAATGTTTCGCCCAGCGAATCCCATACAGTACCGTCCCAGGCGTAATTTGCGCCCGTTGCGGTTACGTTGTAAACGTCGCCGACCGTGTTTCCCGTTGTCGGCAATGCCGAAACGGTTGCGACTGAACCTTTGTATTTATACATTGCCGTAATGTCGCTTTTTAGTGCGTATATGCTGGCGTTCCCGAATCCGTCCAGTTTGCCTTTGTCCGCGCTTGACATTAAACCGTTGCTTGTTGTTGTCGCTGGCGAATAAGTTGTGTTTGGTGTTCCTGCCAGTACGCCGTCCGTTATGGTAAGATTTGCCCCCACCTTCACGCCACCCAGGACGCTGGACGATGCCGTCGGCAATGTATAGTTGTTTGCGTTTGCTGATATTCCAGCAAGTTTTTGTTTTTCGTCTGTTGTGTAATCGTTTGTGGATAGTCCCTTCCCGCTGACGGTGTCAACCTTGCCAGCAAGTGCGGTTTTTATCTTTTGCCAAAAGTAAAGCAACCCGTTATCGTCTAAATATGCCAACTTTTAGCCCTCCATTATTTTTTCGATTTCGCGGTTTGTAATAGCCGTGACGGTCGCGTCGCCGTTTGCGCCCCTAATGTTCCGCGTCGGGGGATTTTCAAGCCCGCCGTTATTCGTCCATGACAAATTACTTTCGGCGTCAACGTGTGGCGTGAATACCGCCCCTTTTTCGCCTTTTACAATCTTAATGTCCGAATTATCAACGCTTATTCTTGACGGGGTCGCATCGGCTTGTATGATGCGTTTCTGTACGTCTGCTTTTACCATTGCGCGCCCTCCTAATAAATAACAACCGTACCGTTATTTAATGCCGTAATACTTGCGCCGTCTTTCTTGATTTTCAAAGAAAACGAATATGTCCCAGGCACTAACGCCAGCGATTCCGCTTCCGTAAACGTAAGCAAAACGCAATTATCCGTCACGCCCGAAATTTCCTTTGTCAACGGTCCGCAACTGAACACGATTTTGTCGTCTTCGGCAATTTCCACGCCTTCAATGTTCACGGGGAACGTGATTCCGTAGTCCCCAGCACCGAACGCGATTATTTTGCCACTTGCCAGCGCATAAACTAACTGGGTCACACGCTGGAAGAAGTATTCGGATAATTTACCCGCACCGTTGTTATAGTTCCATAAATCCGATACACCGCGGGCGATAACGCCAGCGGAAACGTCGGAATCGATAATTTCGGAAGGAACGCCACCGCGTAGCATAAAGTCTTTGATTTCGGCAATATATACGTTTAACGTGTCGTCCTGGAAATCTCCCGTAATACCTAATGCGTTTTTAACCTTTTCCAATGTTCCCGCCATTGTTACACCCTCCTATTTTTTAGGCTTCTGCGCCTTTTTTGATGATGATAACGCCGTTTGCGTCTGCCAGCTTACCGTCACAAATCAAAATGCACTTGTTCTTGATTTCGTTTGTGTCGTTGTCTACCCATTTAACGGTCGTCAATTCAAGATTAGAATTGATAACGTAATCTGTGGGTTTCAAGAATACCGCTACAACGTCGCCCACGGTTGCATCTTCGTAAGCAGGCAAGCAACCGTCTTCCACGGTTTCCACGTTCTTGCCCATGAAACGGTATTTTTCTTCGCCGTCGATGCCGTAATTTGTACGACCAATGGGCTGGCCCTGCTTGTCAACCATTCCGTCAATGTAACCGTCGAATGTTGCCTGGTTCATAAAGAACACACCGTCGCGATATGCTTTCTTCATTCCTGCTTTAACTTTTGTATGCCATGCGGACCATGAAGCGAATTCGCTAGGGGACATTGTAACGACGTTTGTTACGCGTGTGTCGTTTACGATACCCTGGGGCTGGGTTGTACCGTTACCGTTGAAAATAGCGATTTCCAATGCCTTAACGATTGCTTCGGTTGCAAGGGGTACAAATAACGCCTGGAACTCGTCAATAGTTGTTACGCTAACAAGTAAAGACTGGGCGATTTTGCACTCTAAACCGAAGTAAGAGAATGAAATAGAAGTCTTTGCGTCCAACTTCTGCGCGTCCGAACTTGCTTCGCCTACCCATGAAGCGGTCGGCTTTAATGAAAGAACGGGGATTGCAACGCCACCCTTTACGTTCAACTTTCTAACAAGCGCGTATACGTTGCCGTAAGATTCCATGTTCTTAACGATTTCTTTAACAATCGTTGTCGGGATAACCGCGCCCGCATCTGCTGACATTGTTGCGTCGCGTAATTCTGCGGGAATCTGTGTTCCACGGCATACAAATTCCATAAATGCGTTGCGATACTCTGCGGATTCTGTCTTGTCGCTTGACGGAACCGCGCTTCTTGTTGCAAAACTTCCCACAACCTGGGCGTTTACTAATGCGGAACGGCCTTCGCCTTCGCCTGCGCCTGCGTTTGCTTCGTCTTCCTCAATCTTTGCAAGCTGGGCTTCTGCTTCTTCGATTTCCTGGCGAAGTTTAGAAAGTGTTTCGCCCAATGCGCGAACTTCCGCTAAATCCTGGGACGCATCGCTTCTTTTCTGTACGTCTGCCATTTCGTTTTTCTTTCTTGCAATAAGTGCCATTAAAAATTTCTTCATCGTGAAATCCTCCTTGTTTTGTCGCTTTTTCGCGATTTTGTGTTTAAAAAATTTTGTTACGGTTTTTTGCCTTTTCCAATTCCAGGGCGTTTTCGCTATCCAGCGAACGGCGTTTCGCGCTTTCCAGTGCGTCGCGTGCATTATCCAATGCGCCACGGGCCGAAATCTCTGTATCGTTATAGGCGGGGAAAGTAACGGCCGATACTTCGTAAACGGCGTCGATTTCCTTAATGCGTCTTGTGGGGTGTTCTGATTCCAGGTCGTCCCACTCGTCGCGTTTTATAGTAAACATGAACGACATTCCCGTAATATCGCCACGTTTTACCGCTGAATATAAGTTGCGGGCGTCCGTGTTGTTCTCGGTGTCAAGATTTACACGAATCGCCATGCCTTCCGCGTCGATTTCCATTTGCATCGTTGAATTTTCGTTGTTGTTCCTGCTTCGTGCAAGTGGAATCATATCTGTATTATGATTAACAAGGAAACGAACGTCTTTTAAATTCGCCTTGTCAAGTGCGCCTTTTTCGATGATTTCGTCGAAGAATCCTAAATCGGTTCGCGAATCGTACACAATAGGCCGTCCGACGATATGGTCGCCGTGTTTTTCGTTCTTTTCTGCGCGTATTTCAAAGTTATATGCGCGTTTAATTGCTTCCGTCTGCATTGTCTGTCCCTCCCGTTTGGTATTTGGTTGCGATGTTTACATCGACATAATTTAACGATTGTTTGCGCTGGCCTTCAAGTTCTTTCAAAGGTTTTAAACCTAACGCCACACGCTTTTCGTTTTCATATAATGCGCCACTGTCGCCCAATAATCTAATCATTTCCAGCGTTTGTGTTACGCTCATAAAAATTAAATCTTTCGGGTAAAAGTTGACCTTGTTTCGGTGTGATTTTTCGCCAGTCGTGAACAATGTTTTTGTGAACGCCTGGGAATACTTAATAACAAGACTTTCGATTGTCTTTTGGTAAAAGGCTTCGTATTGTTCCTTTGTAAAGTCGCCCGTAAGAATCGGCAACGAAACGCCGTAATTTCTTAAAATCTTTTCGTCGATAAATTTAAGTGTTTCGGAATCCACCAATTTTATATCTTTTGAAATCGGTATATATTCCGCCTTTAAATCCAGCGGGAACAATCCGCTTTCGCAATTCTTCAACTTGTCTTCAAGTTCGTTCATTGCTTCCCTGGTTTCGCCTTTATCCATTAACGTATTGTATTTAACGACCGCATTAACGGCGTATGATGCTTTCATCGCTTTGGCGATTCCCTGCAATAAAATGTGATTTAATTCTAATGTTTTCAACAACGCGCCGTTGTCGGGCTGGCCTGCTTCGTTTCCGCCCATGAAATCATTTACCGAAAAACGGTGTTTAATGTGTATTACGTCGGAATACGGGACCGTATAACATTCGCCGTTTGCGAATGAAAACTTTGTGTATAACGTGTTGCTGGCGTCTTCGATAAAATCAACCTGGGACGGCAAAATGGGGTACAATCCGTCGTATGTTCGACTGATGTTCCCTTTTTCGTCTTTCTTTTCGTAATACGTCGGAACGATAAACACGTTATAATTCAAGAACAACAACCATGTTATTTTTTCCAAAAATTCGCTTGTTGTCATTCGCGGATTGGGATTGTTTAAAACCGTCTGCAGACTACTATTTACGGGCGCAATGTCCGTTCCGTCTTGTCTGTCGTGTTCGGGCCTTAATTTCGACATTTCCGTCGCTATGCACCCGATTGCCTGCTGGACAACGTCGGACGCGTAAATGCTCGTCCCGAATTGCGAAAATATGGGCGTGCTTCCGTTCATTGTCTGCGCGTGTCTTGTTTTCGGGTTTATTTTATTCCAAAGGTCACTAAACCAACCCATTTATACACCTCCTACCAGTTGTTTGAATTCTGTTCTGTTTTGTCTATACATTTCGTATAAAATTATCAATGTTACCGCGCCGTCGATACGTTTTGACGGTTCCGTCTTTATGCAAATACATTGTGCAAGGTCATTGACCTTTATACTTGCATTTTTCAAGCACCATTTATCCATTTCGTTTTCGTTGTAGTTGATAAGCTGGTGTCGGAAATCCGATTCAACCAATTTCATCGCATTACTTAATGTTTGCGCGTTCTGTGGTATCAAAAACAATTCTTCATTTTTCTTCGTCCACCCGTAATAATCCATGCGGTTTAACCAGGCTTTCGAAAACTTTTGGTCGTAACCGCAACGCCATAACCTTATATTGTGGTCGTTATATAGCGAATAAAACCAGTCTGCAACCAATGACAAGTCGATGTCGTTGCCCTCCGTGATTGTTAAATAACCAGCTTCGGCCCATTCCTTATATTTTGCCCCCGCGTTGCGGTCGTCGGAATCTTCCAACTTGCTTTCGGGTATAAAATACATTGTATGAATATATTTTGTCGGGTCGTTCGGTCGCATTAACAAGATTTTTGCGCACGTCAAGTCGGTTGTTTCGGATAAGTCAACCGCACCCAGCGCGTAGCAATTTTCGAAGTCCTTTAAATCGTAAACGGCCTTATAGTTGTAATCTTCAAGATTTAACCATGATTGCGCCGTGTTCTGCTTAATATTAAAGTCCTTGCATAATACAAAAATCTTTGTCCCCTTGTCCTGCTTCGCTTTCGCGACTTGCTTTTCTAGGTAATTCCACTTTTTAACGCCGTGAATTAACGTCGGATTGCTTTTTACCCAGCTTTTGGGGTTCTGCCATACTTCCGCTTCGGAATCCTGGGTGTATAACCACGGCAAAAATGCAATCGCGTCGGGGTCGTCGTCTTCGATTTCCCCGTTTATGACCTTGCGGGCATATTTTAACTCTTTATCCAGGTAGCCGTCCGTTATCATGCCTTCGGTTGTCATATTGATAAACAACGGTTCGTCTTTCAATGACTGGGATTGTTCGCCCGCCATTGCGATTTCGTTGTCTTTCATCATGTTAGATTCGTCCAGCAAAAAAACGTCGATGTCGCGCCCCTCTTTGTTGCGCGTGCGGTCTGAAATCTTTATGATTTCACTATTATTCGTTTTATTGTAAATATGTGACTGGTTTCTTGCGCTGTCCTGGTCGTTCGGGTCAAGCATACGGCGCATGGTGTCCATTTTGCCGTAATTGATTGTCGCTTGCGCATCGTCATTCGACGAACAACATATAACCGACCCAGCGTTACCCATAAAAAATTCGGTTAAACCGATTGCGGAACACGTTTCCGACTTTGTGTTCTTCCTGGCAATAATCAATAAAACCTTTTGGAACCGTCGAAGCGTGGTCGCGGACATTTTAAACGAATAAATCGCTTCAATAAACGCCTTTTGCCATAACATTAAAATCATGGGTTTACCGTAGAACGGGGATTTTGTTAGTTTGATGCAATTTTCCATAAAGTGCATACGTTCCAACGCGTCCCGCGTGTCATATATAAAGGCGTCATTGTAGAAATCTTCCCGCAAGCGTTCCAATTCAAGCCACAATTCACGGCCGACGATGATTTCGCCCGTTTCGATGCGGGCGTGATATTCCAGTAAAAAGGAATTGTCGGGCGTCCATATTGTTTTATTTTGAATTAACATTTAACGCGCGCTCCCTAAAATACTTTCGCAACGGGCTTTCTTCGTCGTCTGTATTATCCAGGCGTTTGTCCCTATAAATCACATTTTCAATTACTTTTATGCAATTTATATACTGTTGCAAAAACTCTTTATACATTTTTGACGCTGGCGTGTTCTTCTGCATGGACGGGTCCTTCGGGTGTACCTTAATAAATGGGTACTGTTTCAGTTCGTCCAGCTTGCCTTCCAAGAATACGGCTTCGACGATTACGTCTTGCAATAATTCCAGGTTTTCTTCGCCTACCAGCTTTTCGATTTCTTCCCGTCTGCTCATTTTTTAAACCTCTTTGAAAAACATTGTTTCGGGTTTGTCTATAAAACTTTTTACCGCGCTCAATGTCATATTACCGCAAGCCATAGCACGGAATGTCGGAATGTCTACAATGTAAACCGTCGCGCCCGCGTTCATTTCTGCCAGTACGTTTTCTTTTTCGATTGCTTCGTACATGGTTTAGTCCTCCTTCTTTTTGCGGGGTTTCTTTGTTT